AGTGACACCTCAATAACATCCCATCCTTTTTCTTTTGCCTCTTTTTTTACTTTTAACATTTCAGCATCATCCCATATTTCACGCCAATTACACTTTTCATATTTACGCAAATCGTATCCTGCAAATATTTCTTGAGTACCAGTAAAAGACCTTTGCTCTATTCGACCGCTCCAATCCTTTACAATAGCAAATATTCCTGCCTTTTTTTCAAATCCAAATTTTTTATTTGCTTGTCTTTTAGCTTCAATAATATTCGTTCCTTGACTTACAGCCCATTTTACATAAGCCTGCTTTCTTTTGCCAATCGGAAGTTTATCATCGTTAAAGTTTATGTATTTCATAATTATAATTTTAAAATTAACTAAACATAACACGGTATATAATGCATTGCGAAAAGCCACACACCATATCCAAACCGTTGTGTGCAAGGCTACGGCATCGCTTTCAATTCAGCTTTGACCTGCTCCCAATAAGCACAATTAGATAGGTCATTTGCTATCATGCACAGCGTTAAAAATATACTCAATCCCTTTCTCAAGCCGTTTCTTTGCTGAGCTGTTCGCATAGCAAGCTGGTGTTTTATACCCGAACTCCTTTGAGATTTGAGCGTTTCCGATACCTAGATGCTTTTTGATTTGTTTGATGTCTTTCATTTCCATATTAAGAGGTGAGAATCGTTATCGATTACGTTAAATAATTCATCTTGGTTGCTCAATCCGTAAAGTAGATTTCTTGAGTCTTCGTTAGTTCTTTCGTCTGCATCAATTACCGTGTATTTATCGGTATAAAAAAGAATCGTTCTAATTTGTTTTACTGTGAGTGTCATCGTTTCCGTGTTTGTTTATGTAAATATAAGTATTTACTTAATACGCGTGCAATTTATTTTCATTTATTTTTCCTTAAATCTTTGCCAGTTACTCCAATAAGATTAAACATCTCGTGTATTCTGCTTTCAATCCTTGCACCGTACTTTGTCGTGAACATATCGGGCGTTAAGTTGGTAGTCGCAAAGGTTAGATTACCTTTCTTCATGAACTCTAAATGCCTTAGTGTAAGGGTTTCTATACCTACGTTGATTTCAGTACCGTAACGCTTAACCGCTGCGTGTTCTTCTCCTATGTCATCCATCCCGAACATCTTTGATTTTAACGCTTGCTCTAGGTTAAACACTTGTTGGTCTAGTGGGTCTTTCATGTAAACCCGTTCCATCTCAAAGCCGCTGTAAATCTTGAACCTGAATTTGTTTGAGTAGCCAAGAAACATTGAAAGCGTTTGAAGTAGTACCGTTTTGCCCGTGCCTGTCTTACCCATCATCAACAGACCTTTGGATAAGTCTCCGTTGAATTTGTCCGACTGGATGCAGTAATATACTATCTGGTCTGTGATTCTAGGGTTTAGGTCGCTCCATGTTGGCAGAACTTCTTTAGCGCATTTAACAAACGTGTCTCGCGCACTCTGAAATTTGTCTTCATCAAAGCCCTTCAGCTTGAAGTTTAACGTCTTGCTCTTTAGTGATTCTAAATATTGGTCTATGTTCATGGTTATATTATGCTAGGGTAATCTGAATCTTTTGTGTTGTCTATGTCTAATTTGTCGGCTGGTTTCTTATTATCAAACCCGTTGTTGCTCCAAGCCTTCAAACGCCTGACAATGTCAAAGGTTTTTTGCATTTCAAATTTCATCTTCTTTCCTTTTTCATTTGACTCAGTCCAGTAATCAGCAAATGAATCAAGCATTGAACTTTCATAAGTTGTGTGTTGAGCGACTTGTTCGCGAAAGGTTAGTTCTCTTTGTTCCTTGGTTACTTGGTTAGTTTGTTTATTTGTTATTGGTTTATCTATACTGTCAATGCTTTCGCTAGTGCTTTGACATTGCTTTGTACCGTGCTTAATCAATGCTTTGTCAAGTGCTTTGTCAAGTGCTTTGTCAAAATTTGATAGGGCTATTATGTTTGCTGAGTATTGGTTTCTGCTCCTTTCAATGACATTAATAAAACCCCACTCTTCTAGGTCGTTAAAAGTATTCATGTATGTATGATGAGACTTAATACCAATAGCTTCCATTGTCATAATGCTAGGCAGACCATACTTCTTTTTCCATCCTAGTCTATTACAATGCTCAATTGCAAAGAAATAAAGAGCCGTATGATTAGGCTTTATCTTCTCTGGATTTTCAAAGCACCAATCAAACCACTTTCTCGAAAGGTCATATCCGTTCATTTGAATAAATCAATGCCGTAAGAGGCTACGCTGACAACGTAGAACAAGTGGACAAACTGAAAAGTCGCGACCTTGTTACTTCCTCTTACGAATGATTGTAATGTTTTCATCAGTTATTTATATCGTGTCCGTGTCATAGGACGAGTCAAATATACTCTTTACTTTTCAATCCTCAATGCGTGGGCTGGAATAATTTTCAAAGTAAAAGACTATCGGACCTGGTGTCTCCACCACCTGACCGTATTTCTTAGCCATTCGGTAGTTAGCTGAGTTCTCGCTTGCTCGTTTCAATTGGTCTTGCAGCTCACTACGGAATAGTTCAAGGTGCATGGAACTCTTACGGTTGTTGCATACCCTACACGCTGGCATCAGGTTATCAATGTGGTTTACGTCACCAAGTATCAAGTGCTTTAGAAATTTAGGCACCCAAGACTGAAAGTACAGTACGTGCCTATTAAAGTCTTGTTTTGGGATGATGTGATCAACTTGAAACACCCCGTTTAATTCATCTCCGCAATAGCCGCACTTTCCCTTTAGCTTGTTTAATACTTGTAATCTAATTGCTTTCTTCATTTCGTTTTAGTTTTCAATCTGCAATGGATTCTTTTGCTTTAATATAATCAGTTATTGACAGTCTAAATTCAGTTGACCACGTTAAGTCTATTTGTTCGCAGTAGTCCATGAAGTTCTGAAGCTCTTTTTCTAAATCCATTATGTTTAGTATTTATTTTTAGCTAGGTAATTACATCTGCTAATAGCAACTGAAATATCACTGTAAGCGTAATCAATAATTGAATGCGCAAGTCTTGGAATCCAAACATGGTAATTAGGTTTAAATTTTGTGCCTTCGTTAGTAACGTAGTAGCCGTTTACTTTGTGCAAAATTCCAAGTTTAACGTCTTCTTTGCTCCCGTTTGGCTGGTGTTTGTCTGTCGTTTCCATAATGGTTAGTTTTTAATCTGCAATACTTATTCCTCTTTATTTTTACCAATTTTCCAGCACCCATATCTCCGCTGCAATAGCTTCAAGTTCCTTGTGCGCTAACTTGTATGTCTCAGCGTGTTCAAGTGCGCTCATGGTCTTCGTTCGTGGTTTCATGCTTGCTATTACTTCGGTCTGCTTGTCCTTCAATAATTGCTTGCAGATTATCATTTTGATGTGGTTCATTAGAATATTTGTATTTGTTGTTTATGTTGCTCGAATCGCTTAACCCCTGCCGCGTGGTAGTCTGCATCCAACTCCCACAAATCAAGGTCGTACTTAAGGTTGTGGCATGCTAGGGCTATCGACATCGAACCGCCGTGAGTGTCGAGTATCTTGTCACCTTCTTTAGCGTAATCAAGGAGTAGTTTTTTATATATTGATACGGGTTTTTGTGTTGGGTGTATTCTGTCGGATTGCCCCCTAGAACTATGACCTTTTATAATTTTAGAAGTGCCAGTAAAAGAGGTGTAAATTAATTCAGCTTGCGCAAAAGTAACCCCTTCTGGTTGCGCTTTATCCCAAACTAAAAACCCTTTTGTAGGGGGCAGACTAAAATAGTTCATGCCGAAAATTATTTGATTCTTTGAAACTCTAAACAATTCTTCAAAGTACTTATTTGTTGGAGGTTTTGAATCCCAATTTTTCTTATTAGTCCTGTCATATTTCTTAACCCTAGACCCATTACCTCCTAATGAAGCGTCTATCCCATAAGGAGGGTCGCAAATGGCTAAATCCCAATGATTATCGTCCATCTTCTTCATCGCTTCCAATGAATCCCCTAAGTTTAAATTAATCTCGCTTCGGTTCATTCCTTCAATTTCCAAATTGAAACCATGCGCCCGTAGTCCCCCATAATCTTTGAGTTGGTCTTTACAATACTCCCCCTAAGATTGCTAAAGGAACGCCGAATTGAAGTTATTGGAACGTTGCCATACTTAGTTGGGTTGGTGGCTTGGAAGTAGTTTAAAACCTGCTCAGGTGATAGCATCCTGTTTGCATCCTTATGGAATAACTGAAGAACGTCTTGCTCCTGCTTGTTCGCTTTGCCCTCACGCTG